AGTAACTTGAGTAGTGTTTAGAGTTGGGGATGAAACTGTAATAGTTCCACCTGACTCTGTTGAAATGCCAGAAATGCTAGTTGCCGAACCAATAATACCATTAATCTGTTTAACAAATTGACCAACTGCAAGGCCAGCAGTAGATACTCCAATAAACTTATTAGTTGCAACTCCAACTACAACATCTGTTTTAGTAGTTGAAGTTGTAAATCCAGTTACAGTAGTCGCGGTCGTTGTTACACCAGTTATTATTTGATCTGCAAAAGAATCAATTGTGCAGACTTTTAACCCATTTGCCCAAGATCCGGGATTTCTAGAGGAATAATACCAAGTAGAATCCGAAGCATGATTACTTATATAATCTTCATAGCTATCAATTCTAATAGTAGTTGAAGCAGATGAAACTGCAGCATTGGCACAATTTAATGTTAGAGTATTTTGAGACTGACCTGCTCTTACTACTCTCAAAACTCCACCATAAGAGAGATAATTTGAAGCACTCATCCAATATTCTCTTTGCCCATTCTCTGTTCTTGGTTTTCCAAAAACATCAATTAAATCTTTTTCTGATTCAATTAAAACTGGTTCTCCAATAGGACCTTTCTCAAAAGGTCCTACTATAGCGCCAACTTGTTGAGATGATGTATCAATTCTTCCATTGGTCAAGTCTACTTCTCTAACCTTAACTCCAGGTGATACTAAATTTAACGCCATTTGATTCCTCTCTTAAAGAAGTTCATTTTCCTAGAAGTATTTATAAATTACTAAAGCTATTGAACTACTTATATTCCCACATATATGAAACATCACCATACTCATCAGTGAACCACCTGTCACCATCTGCATCTACAAAAGTAGTTTCTTCATCTAAACCAGTAGATATGAATCCAAATGGTGACATATCTTGTTCAATTTGATCTTTTTGCTCCTCATAAATTCTTTTTCTGACATCATTATCTGTCATTTCACGAAAATAATCTTGGACAACCAGCCAAGAAAATATAACTAAACACATTGCAAGGTCATCTGTACATCCATCTTCTGCTTCAAAAGATTGGTTTCTTTGGATAAATGTAGTCAATTCGCTAATAATATCATAGTCATTTACAATTAACTTATCGTCTTCTATTATGGCTTTTAAGTTTGAACATCCAACTTTTTTTACAGTTCTGGACATTTTTACGCCAAGTTGAGACTTTTTACCAGAAAATCCTTGTCCTACTAACTGACCTGCTCTTCCTCGCATAGAGCACATAAGAATATTGTCATATTCCAAATCAAAATGCAAAATACTAGAAACTTGTTCTCCAATATCATTTACTTCAACTAAAACAAATGACTTATTATAAGATTTTGCTACATCATTTATAATATTTGGAAAAAGCATAGGCTTTATTTCATTATTTTTATATTTTGCTACTACTCTATAAGGTATTGTTGTTATATCAAAAACAACAAAAGCAGAATAATCGTTGTTAGTTCCTCTAGATACATCAACAGTCATTAAATAACTATGGTCTTTTAATGGTTTTTCATATACATCTAATCCTTTGCTTCTTTCTAAAGGATCATCATAAACCATAGTTCTTAATTTTGCCGGTGTAATTAAGGTATCTACTGATCCCAAAAATTCACACTCAAACTCTTGAGTAAATTGCCTCTCTGAAGTATTTGCTATAGTTTGTCTTTTCCACTCGGCATCACGTCCTGGAACTGCCGACCAATGAACTTCCAGAGGAATATAACCATTCTTTCCCCTCTCGGCATCGTGCCAGAGTTTGTAGAACATATTCATCCCGTTTGGAGTTGAGATGATAATAACTTTTGTGGATTTACCAGATGAAATGGTAGGATATACAGAACTAAAGAATTGTTCTGCAATGTGATTTGGAATGAACGCAAATTCGTCTAGAAAGATGATGTTAAAAGAGTTACCTCGAACAGCAGATGATGAGGTAGATGCTGCTACAATTTTACTACCATTCTCAAGTTCAAGTGAACCTTTATTCCAAGAACCAACACCTTGCTGCAACCACTTGGGTAAGTTTTCATAAGACAGTTGCAATCTACCCAAGAGTTCTCTAGCAGTCTCTGCTTTGTTTGCAAGAATTGCAATTCTTATGTTATCATTAAATAAAGCATAATGGAGAAGATATGAAACTACAGTAGTAGATTTTCCAGTCTGTCTAGGGAGTTTTGCAATATTAAATCGGTTATTATGAAAATTTAAAATTAATTCTTTTTGAAAATCATACATCTCAAATGGGACCAATCCCTCATCAAGAGATACAATTTTTACGTAATTCATTGCAAAATATACAGGATCCTCCTTACAAAGAAGATATTCCTTTACTTGGTCTGTAGTAAATTCAATTTGGACATTTTCTGCTTTAAGATTTGGATTGCCCTTATAATGTTTGTCAGTCATAGATTATTAAAATTTAAATTAGATATAGTCTCTTGATATTTTAAATGCAATTTGACATATGATTTGGCTATGTTTTTTAATTGGTCAATATTTTCACAGGAATCTATTTCTCTAGAAATTCTTTCATACTCAAAAATCTTACTTAAATTATCCAATTCAATTTTATCTGGGTTCATTTTTGTTCTCCTGCAAATATCAATGCTTTTGATTGGTCAATTTTTACGGGCTCAAATTTTGTAACTCTTGCTGTTGGATATAATTTTTTAATTTCAAATTCAACCTCGCTCTTTGTGGGTCTTTTTATTTGTGGGAAGAACATTTGGACAAATATGTTTTGTCCTCTCCATAATAAAGAGACCAGATAGATTGCTCCACGGGAATTTAAATTTGTTATCTCTTCCTGTATGTATGGATTTCCTGATGTTCCAATAGAATCGGCAGATACAATATCAATAAATTCATATTCTGATGGGGAAAAATCATCTCTCCAATTTGAGAATCCATATTTCTCCTTTATACTTCCTGTGTAAGGATTGATTATCTTATATTCTTTTTTTGATTTGACCAATTCTGCTGGTAAAGAAAACATATCCCAATGTTTTGGTCCAAATTTGCACTCATTTCGTAATTCTAATCTTTCACACTTTGGACAATATCTATCTGGTCTTTCTCTAATGGGGGTATCCCAATCATAGTTTAAAGATTCTGTTTTATTTCCCCAATTTTTAGCACCAACTTTACGGCACTTAACTAAAGCACCAGATGCATAAGCACTTGGCCAAACTCTATATCTAGACTTAACTTTATTATAACATGCATCTTTTTTCTCAACAATAGTTTCTTCTGTCGCAACATTAGTTGGTTTTGCTGCACCTGACTTTTCTGGTTGATTTGGATCTTTTCTATTTTTTCTTCTAAATGCTCTTTCTTCTTCATCATCAGATAGGTTTGCTGCCATTTTAGAACTTCCACACTTTGGTGTGGATTTCTGACCTGGTTGACGAGCACAAGGTTTACCAGCATAAGGACCACCTAACTGAACCCACCCTGGTTTACCATCTGATGATTTGCTCTTTGAGAACCAATCACGTAAAGAGTAATCTCCAGATTTTCTTTCTTCTTTTATTTTTTCTGCTTTTTTTAATCTTGAATAATAATCTGGCAATTCTTCTAGATGTTGCAAAGCAATCATTCTTGCCATTTGCTTACTTCCAGTATGCTCACTTTCAACTTTAATTCCCATCTCCAATTGGGAATTGATATTATCCAATGAAAGTTTATGTTTTTTCGCAATTTCCTCTGGGGACATATACTTTTTAATAGGTCCCTTTGGGTCAGTTGCTTCTAGAAAAAATTGTGAAAAAGTTTTCATTGGTTTTTTAAATATTTAGATAATGGATTATTATTTAAATCCTTTTTTAAGCATTTTCTGAAGTTCTGCTGTTGATCCAATAAACATAGTATTATTAGTAGTAATCGATTTTGGAGTTTTTGGATCATTTTCCTCTAGCTTTTTCATCTTTTGTTGTAGATCTATAAGCTTATCTGTAACATCCCCAACATTTTTAATTAATTGTCCAGCAACTTCATAAGCTCTGGGACTATCACTTTGTTGAGCTACATCCAATATATCACTAATTGCTTGCTGTCCTTTTTCAATTAATGAATATAAGTTTCCTCTCGTATATTCATAATCTTTTATTGGGTCTATATCATCTTTTTGAGTTGTAATTGATGAACTGTCTTTTTTAATTATTTCTCTACCAATATGAGTTGCCTCAATATCTAAAGATTCATCTATTTTTTCAAATTTGTTATTCATAACTGTACATCCATATTCTTGGTTGTAGACCAAATTTTTCCATCACCAAAATCAAAACGCTCTTCATTAAATCCAAAATCATCATCTATTTGA